TACGAGGTTTTTGTCCATCTTCCCGCCGCCCATGAGCTTCCAGAGAAGCACGCAGTCCAGGAAATTGATGTCTACGGGTCTATCGAGGTAATAATCCTCGGTGACGGCCTGCAATTCTGTGAGAGATAACGCCATGTTTTCAACTCCTTATAAATCGTATTCCCGAATCAGCTACCCTCGGATCTTGTCCAAGGTTGCCATCATTCGGGCTTTGGTTGATTCCGGGTCGTATTTCCACGCAGGAACCTGCGCGGGGTTGTTCTGCCTGATGGTCGCGCCCTGTCCGGCCAGCACCTTACGGCCCGCCTCGGCACCTTGAGCAAGGCTCTGCACTTCGGCCTTGCCCTTCTCGTAAGCCTCCGTCGCCGCCCTCTGCGCCTTCCATGCGTGGTAGGCGCTGAAATCATCGTGAAGCGGGTTGCTCTTCATGATGCTGGCGTGATCGGGTGAGCCCACAAACTCGGTGTAGTCCGGGTTCTGCTCAAGCCATTGGGTCTGGACTTGCTGCGCCTGCTGCTGCTGCTGGATCTTTTGCATCTGCTGCGCGGCCAGGGTCGCCGCCTTGTTCGCGCTGATGTCGGAGGAGAGTTTGAGTGCTTCCGCAATGGAAAGCTCCCCGTCGTCCACCTTCTGCTGGATGTCCATCAGCTGTGCGTCGTAATCGGGCTGTGCCGGTGGAGCCGATGAGGCCTGGCCCCCTTGTTGACCGCCCTTTTCTCCGAGCTGCCCGAACAGAATTTGCTGCTGCTTCCGAAGCTCCCCCACTTCCCCCGACTGCTGCCCGAAGCGTTTTTCAAGCTCCGCGTATGCTTTGGCGAGGTCGTCCGGGCTCTTGAACTTCCCGAGGAGGAGTTGTTCCTGTGCTGCTTGCTGTTCGGCGCTTTGAGGTGCCTCGGGTGCTGCCAGTTGTGATTGTCCCTGAGTCTCCTCGGGGTCACGAGGTGGCATTGATCCTGCCGGCATCACTCTTTGCTCTTGGTCCTGCATGTTGCGTCTCCTTTGTGGGGCCTACAATCGGCGGTTGTGCCGTAGGTTGTCCCGGTTGTGTGGGTGGATAAAAAAATGCGTCAAATCGGTTGGATGTTCGGGTGCTGCTTCAAATACCTATTCAGATCCCCCCGTGTCTCGATGGGCCTTTCCTTCCTTGCCCGTATCGCGTCGGAGTCCTGGAGCGCCTCACGGACCGAATTGTCCAGCCAAGCCGGTTCGTCTCCGTGCGTGTACCCCCCGGAAATGATCTTCTTCTTGGTGCCCCCGCAAGAGCACGGGATGATATCGGGGCAGTCAGCTATCTTGTAAGCCGCCTCCTCGATGTGTCCGCAATGGGAGCACTCAAATTCATATCTAGGCATCTTGCTTCCTCCCCTTATTCGAAAGAATCCTTGAAATGTAGTCGGGACATGTATTGAATGCTTTTGATATGTGAGATCTACTGAATCCATTATCAAAAAACATACTCCTCATTTGTGCGATCTGTTCATCGGAGAAACAATTTTTTTGATATCTTGACCTGCCTTTTTCGATCATGTCATGCATGTTGTCTACATGAGTCCCAATAAGCAGATGTTCAGGGTTTGTGCATTCAGGATTATCACACCTGTGCATTACCTCCATCCCGTCAGGTATTTTCCCCTTGTGCATTTCATACGATAACCTGTGGGCGTAGTATATTCTCTTCCTATACCTTACAACCCCGTAACCTGCTGTAGTTTTGCATCCAGACCATCCCCAACAACCTTTTTCTTTTTTTATGACCATCTTCAACAGTGTTTCATGAATTGGCTTGGTGTTGTGGCTAGGGAGTCTCGATCTGACTCTTCCATATTTATCGTATTTATCTAGCGTTTCACCGCACCCGCAAGCACACATTATCTTTTCTTGCAAAGATTCATGTCTTTTTGGTTTACTGTCCCTACACTCTTTGCTGCAATATGCTGATTCATTTCTGTCATTTCTGCCAAGAAACGGTTCTCCGCAAATTAGGCATGATTCTTTTAGAAAGTATAAATGACTGAGTTTCCCCTTCCTCCATGCCTCTTTAGTCTTGACATACCTGAGTTCATTCAGCGTGTCCCAACAAATCTTCATTCGATTCTCCCCGTTTAGAATCCCCGTATTTGGTTAGAGACGGCAACCGGTTACGGGTAAACCGGCTTTCGGGAGCTACCCTAGCCGTCAATATCATTATATCATATCTGTTCGGCTTTCATTAATTAGGCCGACCATTTATCATCTGTTGCTGTACTTTTTTCATGTCGCCCTGCTGCCCTCGCGGCATTCCGGGTTGGGGCTGCCGTGCTGCCAGCTGTCCACCCCCNNNGCCGTTCCCGCCGTTCTGAGGTGCATCCCCCGGCCCTCCTTGAGACTGAGCCAGGTACTCCTTGAGCATCACCGCCTCTTGCTCTGGCATCCCCGCTTGAACGAGGATCATTAAAGCCTGGTCAAGCTGGTTCTCCCCGGTGCGCTCGATGATGGACTTCCAGTTGGGGAAATTCAGGGTTTCAAGAAGGGCTTGCCGGTCGATGGCTTGTAGCTTGTAGAGCTCAACCGCCTGGTCCTGGACCTGCAATTCCGTCTTTGCAACCGTGCTCCCGGATTCCACCAGGTAATTGAATTCACGCCCGGCAAAGTCGGTGCCCCTGTACTGCGCCATGCTGTCTTGAACCTTGATGGTGTCCTCTTTCCATGCGAAGTTTTGCATGAAGGAGATCATCCACCGCCCCCGGTTCCTGATGAGGCTATCCACTGCCCGAACCTTCGCCATCATCAGCACGGCATTGCGCTCTTGCAGGGTCACAATGGCCGAAGCTGCGGATATGTTGGTGGGGGTCTGGCCCCGGTCCACGTCCTGAATTGCCCATATCCGGTCATAAAACATGAGATAGATATTCAGAAGTTCGAAGAAGTTGCTCGGCAGATTAGGCACCTGCAGGAACCGAATCCCACTTGAAACCGCCGTACTGACCGGGCGAAGGATAAGCCCCGCCTTGTTCGTTACCTTGGTTTTCTTTATGCCTGTGTCCTGCGGGATGATGAGCGGGGGCCTGCAAACCGTCTCGATGTAATCCCCGATCCTCGTCAGAAGCCGGTTGATCTTCTGGTTCAGGTCGTCGGTTTGCTCTGCCGCTGAGAAGCCCCAAATGCTGCTTGCGTCCTCATAGCTGTTCGCCTTGCTGAAAGGGAAATGGTCACAGAGAAAGCTCTTTTCCTGCAATTCCCTCGGGAGTGCCGGGTTGACGTTGGGGTTGGGCACGTCGTCCAGCACCAGATTCCCGCGGTTCGTCAGGGTGATCTTCCTGATTCCACCAGGAAATACCGACTGCGACGACTCTGCCATGATCGGCTCGCCCGTGAGCGGGTCCGCCCCGGCTTGAACCGTAACCGGCTCTTCCCGGAGATCCCTCACCCACAGTTCGACAACGAGAGTCCGGGACTCGCGGAGGTCACGTTGGGCCTGAACTGGATGCTTCACATTGCTGAAATTCCCAGGGGAGTTGATGGCTCCATACCGAGAACCGGAAGGAATGGGCACGTTCTCTTCCCTGTCCTCGCCAAGCAGGGAGTAAGTGTCGTCCGCCTCCACCCCTTCCACGCCAAACAGGGCTTCCACTTCGTCAACTGGCATTGCGTAGGCATGAGCCATGTACGGCATGTCGTTGATGTCGGAGAATACACCCGGCGCCGGAAACCATGCGTAGGGGTCAACCACTACAACTTTTAGCGTGTTGTGCTCGATATCCGGGACCGCCTTTTCAATGGTGATCCCGTAAATTTCCATGTTGAGGCTTGATTGCGTGAGCGTAGAGCCCTGCTCCTCCTCGTTCCACCAGTTCTTGAGCTTCTGGCTCATGAGGAGATCCGCGCCGTCCTCGATGCCGTCCGTAGACTGCACTTCCGCGATGGGGTTTCGGCTCGTCAGGTTCGCCACGGTGCGCTGAATGTTGCTGAATATGAGGTTAACTGAAGTGAGGTCGCTTGCATTGGTGTTGGTGATCCGGTTCTTGTTCCAATGGTCTCCGCGATAGAGACGATGGTTTTCAAACCACCTGTCCGGCAAGCCAAGGCGCTCTTTTTCTGCCATCGAATTCTCGAATAACGCCCAAAAGAATTGGCCGGCGTCCCCGTCACCCGGGGGAGGAAGGTTATTCAGCGTCCACTTGGGCCGGACCATTGCGCCGTTATACGACATTGCTCGCCTCTATTCCTTCAGCCGTCGCCGATGATGCCGCGTTTCTCAGGAGGGAATCCCCTTCACCCTGCTTCTGAATGAGCACCTTCCCGGCCCCGTCAGGATATGGAGCACCGCAAGCCGGGCACTCGAGGGCATCCCCTGAAAGGCTCGGGTCTTTCGGGAAGTCCGTCCATCCCCAGGAGACATACTGCTCCTTCAGCTGAAACATGGAGGCATTGGCGATGGCTTTAGGGTTGAATTTCGAGACAAACGGGTCACGGATCTTCTTCCATTCGGAAGCGTCAATCCATCCGTCCTTTTCGTTCGTCTCATGAAAAATGCCCCGGCAGGACCGGCACACCACGTCAAACACCGCCATGATTTCCCCCTTCACTGCCATGCTTTGCTTCGGATTGCTCAGACATCTGAGCCCTGAACCGTGCATTCTGCTCGGCCAGGATCGCGCTCACGTCGGGCGCCGCGTAGTCCTCGTCCCTCTGAATGATCCCGGGGAGAATGTCCGGCCTGGTGCGTAGAGGTGCCGCATACTGCGCGTACAGGTCCGGCTCTTCAATGATCTCCCCCACCTGGTCGTCTTGAGAGAATACCGACTTCCCCGAGTGCGCCATGTGAACGAGGTATCCCCCGAGGGCCACGCCCCCAAGGATGCTCACGCCCCACAAAACGGCCAGGACGACAAGCGCGGCCATGTCTGCGCATCCGCCGTTAAGCATCCGCCGTTACCCTCGTCCAATCCGTTCCATTGCCTCTCAGGAATGCGCTCTTTCCATTGGCGACGGCGATCCCGGTCTGACCGGAAGCCTTAAACGTGACCGCCTGCCCGGAAGCGTTTACCACCAGGTGGACCTCGTTGGCAGTTGCAGGAGCAATGGCGTTGGCGCCGGCGTCGGCCAGGGTGCAGGTCCAGATGAACGCGGCACGTTCGGCTGCGCTGAGGGTCCAATCAGTATGGCCGTTGGCATAGGAGTGAGCGGCAGATGTCAGCACGGGAGCTGCGAGAGTGGCGCCATTGATTGCAGGAGAAGTGAGGGTCTTATTGGTCAGCGTTTGAGTGTCAGTGGTCCCGACAACATCCCCGGCAGGGGCCTCTTTGGTGGGGGCTCCACCAATGGTTACAATCTTATCGGCCATCTCTATCTCTCCTGTATGTTGTGCAAATCAAGCGAAAGTTGTGTTAATGCTCGTTAAAATGTTCCATTTTGAATTGTATCACAATATTTTGACGGTCCCAAATGTCTGCACGACTTTTTTGCACGAATGTCAATAAAAATCTGCGTCGGATTCGTCGTAAGGATCTTGAATCTCGTCCTCCCGGCCCTGGACCTTCAGGAAATCGCGCTCAGCGAAGGTTTGCTTGGGGGCGGGAACTTCGAGGTGGAGGGGACGAGCCATGCATACATGGGCCAGTGAGTCGAAGCAATGTTCTTCCTGCCCGTCCTCAAGCTCTTCCGGGTTGATCTCTGAAAGGCACAACGCAGGGAAGGTGCGAAGAAATTGCTTGCACGAGCTGTAAACCTGTAGCATGGGCCGTTCGCCTTCCACCAGGCGCAAACGTTCCCTAACTTGCCGCATTTTGAGTGCCCGGCTTGGGTCCCCAGGTGACAAAATGAGCCCATGCTGAGCGAACACTTCAGCCGTGCTCGGCCCTTGACCGCCCCCCATGTAATTTGGCTTCTTCTGAAAGCAGTCAGGCCCGGCAAGTCTCCTGATATCTCGCCCCCATATTCCTAATTTCTGTTCTCTTTCAATGATCCCTTGAGCTATCTCGGAGTCGCTTATCCTCAATCCCTTGTTTGGGGTGATTCCATCCCATCCATACCATTCATGGAAGAGATAGATTCTCCCCTCGGAGTCCACCCAAAACCATTGCCACGAGAATGGAGCCCCGAAACCCCAATCAAAAGCGGTCATAAGGGGAGCATATTCCGGGATCGGGATCGGGTCTATGACATGACGTTCATGAACGAAGTCAAACGCGGCACCAATAGCAACATCCCAATTCCCTTCAAGCCACGCTTCCCGGAGTGCTTTATCCTTGATGGACATCAACCGATTGACATAAAGTGGGTCATTGTCGCAGAGTATCTTGTTGTCAGCCAATTTGCTCTCAATGAACACATGGCTTGTCCCTGACGAGTCATAGAAGACGTTCCCGTTCCCTTTCTCAATGAACATTGCTTTTATCGCGGCCGATCCAGGCCCCCCAGGATTCCCGGTAAGAAACATATGGCAAGGCACCCCATGAGGAGAACGAAGGCATCCCTTCATCTTTTCCACGAGTCCGGCTATGAATGGGATATTTGGGGCCTCATCGATTGATACCTCGGTAAATTGGAATCCTTGATAGCTGTCTGCCATGTCAAGACGCATGATGGCGGCCAAAGTGATTTTTGCGCCATTCTCGAACCTGACATAGTTTGTCTGCTGGTCTCCTCCGGTTCGTTCTGCAGGAAGCCCATTGCGTATCAGTTCGTCAAAGCGTCTGCGTATTTCTGCGAAGTCCTTGAATTTGCGTCGAAGTACCAATCCATTCCAAGCATGACCGTGCTTCATGGCCCCCTGGACCTGCCGGCCAATCAATGCCTCACTCTTCCCGCCACCCCGATTCCCACCGAAGAATTGGACCGTCGCAGGACACACCACGGCAAACGCCTGCGGACCGGGCTGAGGGGTCCAAAAGGATTGGACACGGTTAGCCGCTAATTGTTGATTTCCCATGCTTCCGTCCAGGCGTTGTGACAGCCTTTTCTATCGACCATCCTTGAAAATCGATTCTCGTCCTTATGGTTTGCCTCGGGATTCCGGTTCTTCTCTCCCATCCATGCAATGTGTCAGAGATTCCATTGAATTCGAATGTGCGGGCTTCATGGGATTCCCCCAATGGTTCAGTGAATGCACGTTCAACCGACCATCCATCCCGGTCCAGCCTTGCCTTTATGCGTTCCCTTGGAATTCCGAGGATTGATGCCCATTCATTGAGACATTTTGTCTCTCCACGAAATTCAATAAATCTGTTCTTGCTGGTATTTCTAAGGTTTTCGGCGTTAGTGACCCATCGACAATTGCCAGGCTCATATCCCTTATCATTGTCAATGCGGTCGATTGTCATCTTCTCTTCTGAAACAGGTCGAGGCCCCATATCTTTTAAAAACGTTGCGAAATCATCCCATTCTTTGCAAACAGATATCCCTCTGCCTCCGTACCTGTAGTAATGGCTATTATTGGGATTGTTGCAACGTTTCCGCATATCCTTCCAAATTTTATATTCTGGAATCCCATGCAGTCCATGCTTTATGAGATGCTGGCCTTTTTTTGACATGGCTTTTCATACCTCCCTTGGGTATCCCCTATGAGTGGATCACGGCAGGCGGTAGGGTTCCGCTTTTTGCCTGGCCGGGCTAGCCGTGATACTCAATTATACCACACATTTCGCCATTCATGCGCTTTCGGACTGCTCTTCTTGCTTCTTTTCCAAATATTCCTTCATCTGTTCTTCCCATTCCTGGATGCTCCCTGGTTCTGGAGGAAAACCAGGTCCAGAGATTTCGGCTTTCACCTCGGCTTTCATCTCCGTCTCAACCTTGTCAGTCCAAAGCTTCAGATGCTTCCCAATCAGTTCGGCGCACCCTTTTACGTCGATCACCTGGTATCCTATGAGGTTCCCCTCCTTATCGTGCCTGGTGCCCACAACGGCCTTAGCCGTGTCCTCGTCGAGCTCATGGGGTTGTTTCATTCTCCCGTCCTCATGATAAAGGCCACGGATGTCAAACTCCTGCCCCTGCATGAGCCGCTTCAAGGTTTTGTCTGCGGATACAATGAGCTTTTCCAATATGGGTCTCCTTAATTCTTCAAGTCTGTCCTGGATTTCCTGTGCGTGCAGTAAACGGTGCGCCTTCCACTTAATGTAGCGCGGGTGCCAATCCCCGGATCGGGAATATGCTCTGATATAGGCTTCCGTAGCCTCCAAACAGGCGAGATATTCCCGGCAAAACATTTCCCGTTTGGGAGAGAGCGGCGAGTCATTGAATCCAAGATAGCTCTGTGTTCTCTGTATGATCCATTCCCTCTTCTCTTTCAGGTGGGCAATATCTTTGCTGAGTTGGGCAACTTCTTCGCTCAGTGAGGAGTGAACCTCTTTGAGAGCATCGTATTTTATACGCAGAGCGACCAGCTTTTCATTCTTCTTGTATGGGCGCTTGCCCGCTTTCTTGGTCGTTATGCGGTCCTCTTCTTCACGCATCCCTTGCACCCGACTCATCTTTTTCCATTCTTGATCGTGTCTGCCCGGCTCATTCCTTCAACCAGTGCCCGAGTGATCGCATCGAGGAGCGAATCATCCAGCCTCGTGGGGGTGATTTTGACCACGTAGTTCAGGATGCTCGCCCACACCCCCGCCCAAAACGCGGCAGCAACCGGGTTTTTCACCGCCCATTCGATGACGATAACGAATACGTCCCATCCCGAGACAAATTGCTTCAGTACCCATTCGATCAAGGGATTCATGCTTCTCTACCTCCGTTCCTTCGCTCCATCTCGGCCCGTTCAAGCCTCTCAGCCTTCATCCTGGCCTGATATCGCGCCTCGCTATCTTCCCTGGCCTTGCGCCACCACCCCGTGAACAGTTTCAGAAAGTCCACCTGGACGGCAGGACCGCCGCCCCGCGTCATGCTACCTCATTGACATTGCGAGGCCACATGACCGCACCCGCCA